ACTTAAATCATTTTTCTGTGTTAATCTCTGAGTGTTGTTATTGACAGATCGGTTTAGTCTATCTTGCCTACTGTCTTTAACTGTCTTTGTTCTAGATGTAAATTTGTCGAGAACTTCAATGCATTCAAGTGGATCACGAGAGTTTAAAGCAATTTGTTTTAATGATTCTTCCTGACCTTGTAACCATTCATTATACTCTTGTGATTGTACTATGCTTTTCCAATCTCTATGTTTAACTCCAAGTAACTTCATATTGAATTCTTGCTCTAGCTCTGACTTGATTTCCTTCAATCTAGAACTGTCTGTTAAATTAGATATCTTCTGATTCAAATCGTTATATGCTGACTTGGTTTCAATCAAAGTTCTGTCTAATTCATCTGCAAACTCTGGAAATTCCTCTTTAAGTTCATTCCATGCTTTTTCGTTTCTTGAGGCTTTCTGTATTTGGTTCTGTGTTGGTACATTCTCAGCGGCTTTAGCGGCTTGTAATGAATTCTGCACTGACCCTATACGGCCTTCAGCACTCTTTAAACGTTGCTCAAGTTTATCAAGATTCAGTAATTTCTGGTTTTGTTCATCGAGGATTTTTTGAATCGCTGGATCAACAACAGGTTTGTTTTCATCTTGACTATATTCTAATCTGGGTTCTACATTTTCCAGTTCATCCTGAAATACTTCTTCATTTGTATTCCATATTTCATTAATTAAATCTGTTCGTTCTTGTGGGCTTAATTCATCTTCAGTAGTATTTGGCATCGTTGTCTCCTTTTAAACTGTACCTCATATTTCTATCTGTCTGAAGGTTTAGTAATTCATTGATTATCTCTATCTTACCTCTGATCATTGCTGTTTTGTTTTCTGGTATGTTAGTGACTATTTCTTCAAGACACTCATTCAACTTAATCCCTAGAATCTTATTGAATGTCACCAGTTCATTAGAGGTAAAGTTAAGAGAATCAACTAAACCATTCATATCATTATTATTTATATCAGAGTTTATCATGAGATTTACTGGTTTCTCTGGTGTGCTCTGAGGTTCTTGCTCTTGCTCTATTGGTTTTTTCTTTGACTTGAAAAACAAAGTATCTCCTTAATCTTCTGATATTACTCTTGGAAACTCTCACCATCTACCGCATGTTGTGTTGGCTCTGCTGCTGGTGTAATAACTTCTCTTGGAATTTCGTTAGGCTCGGTTAAGGCTACTTGTGTTTTGAGTTTCATTGAGGTTTCAGCAAGTTTAGATTTCAAGGTGTTCTCTGATTTCTGTTTCTCAATCTCAAGTTTTAGTAGAGCTATTTGATATTCCTGAGCCTTAATTTCCTTCTCATGCGCCATAGTTTCCTGATGCATCTTGTATTTCAATTGAAGCTCTTGTAAATCTGACTCTTGGTTTAACTGAGCAACTTGAAGCTTACTGTCTTGTGGTTGTGCTTGTGGTTGCTCCTGTGCCTTCTGAATTTGTTGCATCTCCTGACTTGATGCTTGAATTTCACTATCAGATTTCAATACGTCTAATCTTTTGTTCTGGAATAACTGCTCAACAAGTTTCTTTTTGTCAACCATTGCAGCGATTTCAGGATCAGCAAGTAATGGATATAACTCTAGAGTGCTTCGGTACTGTTGGTCACGCTCAAGCAACACTGAAACACCAGTAGGAACAACCTTGTAATCTCCCTTGATTTCTTCATCCTCAGAGTAAGCCATATTGAAATCATAGAACCTCGTTAGAACTGTTGAGGTAATAGCATCATCAAAAAGCTTAATCCTTGCTCTGAGTGCTATGTTGTTAGAATCAGTGATAATCTGTGTAGCTCCAAAGGTTTCTGGCATCTTCTGACCTTCCCCTTGAAACAATGTGGGAATGGCTGTCTCAGTATCAGCAAATTGCATAGCCAGACTGATGATATTCTGAAGTTCTGCTTGGATGCTGGTTAACTGGAATTGACTGAAAGCATTCTGAGCCGATATAGAGCTATCAAGGTTTCTCCATATCTTATTGGGGCTAAACTCAAAGACTCCATCAGCAGGTTCAACACCCTTATTCACAACGATCTGACGGCCTGAAGCGGCAACTGAGTTATCCAACATTGAACGCCAAGCAGAAGTTATAACCCTATGGTGCCATGATAATTGACGAGGAATACCGATACCCCATGGAGATTCAGCAACTGGAGTCCATTGAAAGAAGGAATATGGAATATCACCTGTATCCAACACATTCATCTCAATCTTCACTGGTAAATCATTGATAAAGACTACATTGACTCCTATTGATTGCTGTGCTGCTAACTCTGAAGGAATATCAAGGAACTCTTCTATTGCTTTTCGTGATAACCAACCGTTGTATTCCCATTTTTCATAAAGACTTGATTCTATTGTACTCTGATCAAGCTTATAATCTCCGAAATCATCTTGAAAAACACTGGTTCTGATTGGTTCTGAAGCTAGTATATCAATAAGAACTTCAGGAAAATAACCAGGAACTTCAAGTAAATCTGAAATATCTCTGGAAAGGATCAAGCTTTTTTCCCAAACATATTCAAGATTATTAAGGTCTTGGTCACAGGATGGACTAGGATAAATGTTCTTTGGATTTACTCTTATTGCTGCTGGTGTTAATGAATCCTTAATATCTAGTGCATGATAACCCTCTTCACGCTTCCAAGATTTCTTCTGATTCTTAGTGACAAAAGGAGCTTTAATAATTCCAGTGCCATAAACAGCAGAATCAAAGATAACTCTGCGTAATTGTGTGTTATATCTAGACTCTTGAAGCTGATCATCAATAAGAGTTTCCATCTTCTTCATCTTATCTTTGGCGATTCTTAGTTGATCAGCGGCTATATCAGATACCTTTGCTTGCTCTCCGTTATCCATCATCACAGGCTTTCCTTCCTGAATGACTGGATTTTGATTCTTTAACTGCTCATTAAGTTCAGGAATTGGAGTGATATCAAGACTATAGTTCTTCTTGTCGGTGGGTAACATGATCTCACAGAATCTACCAACCGCTGTTTCACACTTAGAACGAATGATGTTGACCGCAAAGTTTGAACGTTGCTTTGTCTTTGGATCAATGATTGTGAATTCAGTAGAGAAGTTGAAAGCCTCTAAATCTTCCTTCCATCGACGTTCAACACCAGAGCTTGCACGGTATCTAATTGCCTCATCACGTCGATTTAACAAGGAGTTAGCAATACTCTCTAGTTTACTTCTCCGTTCCTCTTCAAGTTTCAGTGCTTCTTCTTCTGTGATTTCAATAACTTCTACATCTTCAAAAGCTTCAGTATCGTTAAATTCTTCTTTGTCTAATTCTTGTTTCTTCATTAATTGATCCAGTTATTAAAGGTATAATCTTATTTATGAACTTTAATAACCAACAACAGAATCAAGAGTATAAGACGGTTGCATTACTGGATGAATCGTAGGAAAATTATCAAGAAGATGAGCATTAACACAAAGATACCTGAATGAATCAGAAGAGTTACTATAATGATCATGCCTTGGAGTACCTAACACACCATCACGACTAATGTTTCTACGGTATCTCTTGAGTGCTTCTATGAGCTTTGGTGTCTTGGAGATATCAAAATAGACCTTTGGGAATATCTGTCTAACTGTCTGAATACCTTGCTCAACATTCAGAATAGCCATTTCATGTTTGGGCATAACTGAAAACCCTAAATCTTCCATCTGACTTGCAACTGATTTAGCGGCAATGGTACGGTTGAAGGCATCATGTGGAAGAATAACAGAGCCATAATTATATCTTCTATCTCGTAGCTCTAAGGCATACTGATCAATAGTCTTCTTTTGATCCTCAATATGATCTACAATTCCAATAGCAGTAGGTGAGATTTTCTGAGCAAAGATAATTGAAGTGGCATCTGAGAAACCAATGTCAAAGATGAGATGAACAGGCTTACTAGAATCCACAGGCAAATGACATACACGCCCATCTGAAACAGCCTCTGTGATTTCTTTGGAGTAGATAGCTTCAAGAGTGGCTGATAGAGGAACACCAAGGTAAATATTTGGGTAATTCTCAGGATCACTATTGAGAAAATCACGTCTTGTTCTATCCATCTCAGAATCAAACCAAGGATTATCTGAGTAATTGATAAGAACAGAAATACAGTCACTTGGTGGAGTTATAACGAATCTTTGATATACTTCAGAGGACTCAAGGCCAGGATTGAAGGTTAACCAAATTTCTGATCCTGGTTTTCTGATGGTGGGAATTAAGATATCCAGTGATTTCTTAGAGATGTTCTGTCCCTCTTCAAACCGCTGAGAGTATCAAGTCATTCGAAGGCATTGATATCGAATGGGTTGAAGAGGGAC